TTGGACATTTGTTATTCCTACATTTTTAAATGATTCAAAAAGAGCGCTATTATCGTTTTTCTTATAATACAAGTCAAACATTAGTTTTATTAGATAAAATTAATAGTTTCTTTTAACTTATTTATTTGCGTAAATTTAATATTATTTTTAATATCATCGAAAATTAGTATGAATCTTGAATTAAAAAAATTCGATATGAAAAACATCAAATTTGATTCCAAAAAGGCTTCTGGTCCTGTTATTGTTTTAATTGGTAGACGTGACACTGGTAAATCATTTTTAGTAAAAGATTTATTATATCATCATCAAGATATTCCTATAGGTACAGTAATTTCTGGTACAGAAGCAGGAAATGGTTATTATTCAAAAATGGTCCCTAGATTGTTTATACATGATGAATATAATACTGCTATTATTGAAAATATTCTTAAAAGACAAAAAATGGTAATTAAACAAATTAAAAAAGAAAATGAAGCATATGGAAGATGTAATATAGATGGAAGAGCTTTTGTTATTTTAGATGATTGTTTATATGATAATACATGGGCAAGAGATAAATTAATGAGATTGCTTTTTATGAATGGTAGACATTGGAAAATTATGTTAGTAATCACGATGCAGTACCCTTTAGGAGTTCCTCCAAATTTAAGAACAAATATTGATTATACATTTATTCTTCGAGAGCCCTATATCAATAATAGAAAAAGAATTTATGAGAATTTTGCTGGTATGTTTCCTACTTTTGAGAGCTTTTGTCAAGTGATGGATCAGTGTACAGAAAACTATGAATGTTTGGTAGTTTCAAATAATGCAAAATCAAATAAATTAGATGACCAAATTTTTTGGTATAAAGCTGACCCTCATAGAGATTTTAAATTAGGCTCAAAAGAATTTTGGGATATGAGTAAAGACATGGGTTCAGATGATGAAGAAGAATCATTTGACCCAAAGGCACAAAGGAAAGGTCCGCGTATTAATGTTAAGAAAAGTCGATGGTAATTAAACTCTATTTTCAACTCTATCAAATTTTCCTCCTCCTAATCCACCCTTACTTTCTAAATTTTTTCTATAAAAGGCTTTGTAATCAAATGTGCAATTATGACTTTCCGCGCTTGAATGTAAATTACAAAATCTTTTTTCACAACGGCAATCATAAGCTGTAATTGGTAATTTCTTTCTACAACCTTCCATTTGACATCTTTTCGGTTTCTTTTTCTTTTTCTTTTCTTTTTTTGGTTTTTCAACCTTTGGTGTTTTTTTTTCAGCTGTCTTTTCAACATCCACCTTTTTAGTCATAGGTGGTAGTTTTTCATTAAATGTAAATATTGATTTTTGGTTTTCTGTCATCTTTATTGTATTTATAGATTAATTTTGTAAATCAATTTATAAATAATTTAATCTTTTTTCTCAGTAACTTCCATTGCTATAGAATCTTTTGCCTTTTGGTTTTCTTTGTCTCGTTTATCCGTTTCTCTAGTTCGTACATTAGCACCCTCAAACAATTCTTTACGAATATCCGCTGAAGAAACATTATTGTTTAATCCTGACTCAGTTGTATTCATATTAGCTACGCCAACCAAATTACCATCAGAATCGATATTTTGAGTAAGTTTATTACCACTCTCCTTAGCAATCTTAACATTCTCTTCAATGGCAGCTCTTTTTGCCTCTTTAACTCGCTTTTCAAATGCAACCTTTGCTTCTTTCTCATTCTGGTTTTTCTCATGCATAAGCTGATTAAGCTCATCTTCCAAATACTCAACACGACCAGTTTTATACGCTTGTGGATTCCATGGCATCCATAATCCAACTGGACCTACATAAACATCATGATTTGGGTCAACTTCTCTAAGCATTCTACATCTTAGTTCCGCTTCTTGTTGGGTTGGATAAGCTCCTCTTACTTTAATTCCTCTTGTACTAGTTTGAAAGTTATATCTCTCCAAAAACTCTTGTTCTAACTCATCTTCTTTAGCATCTAAAAAGTTTTTGTAATCATCATCAATTGTTGTTTGTGCCAAATCATCAGATTCTGATTTAGTATATTCTTGAAAATCAGACATAACTTTATCAAAATTCAAATTATATTTAAAAGACATAAAATTTAGAAACTGTGTAAATTTCTGTGTTGATTTAGAGAAATCCCAGTGTTTTAGGAATTGTTCAAAGTAAAACACTTCTTTTTGCTTTAAAATGTTCTCTGGTGAAACAAAAGAAACACATACGAACTTTTGACCAGCAATTGGCTTATCTTCCTCTAGTAAATCAACATATTTAGGATTTTTGGTCCCGTCGTTATTTAGTTGCTTCTCAAAATTAGTTTTTTGTGCCATTATAGTTTATTTCTGTCTTTCTTATTTTAAACTATTTTTTTGGATATATATATTTTTTTTTCTTGATGAATTATATAAAATGCTCGGACAACTTGGACAGGTTTTAGACATTGGCGAACTCGTCAGACGCATCGTTAAATACGTTGTTGAAGGTATCATGGTTGCTATCGCTGCCTACGCTATCCCTAAGCACTCAATGAAACTTGATGAGGTTATGCTTATTGCTTTGACTGCTGCTGCCACATTCAGCATCCTTGACACTTATGTTCCATCCATGGCTGTCAGTGCCCGTTCTGGTGCTGGCTTCGGTATTGGGGCCAACCTCGTTGGATTTCCACGTGCCTAAGTGTTAATTTCATATAATTTTTATTAATTTAATAACAATTATATTGTTGGAATAAATTCCCAATGAAGTTCTTTACATATTTTTTTCCATATATCGTCTTGTTCTATTCTTTTTACAGGGTCTTTTAACATTGGAAAAAATGCTAAAAATTGGACTTCTCCCAGTAACTCACACATCTTATATAAAACATAATAATAATTAAGAAAATTAACTCTATCATCGGGACAATGTTTAGCATAAGGTTTTTGTATATCCATAAATAATGAACAAAGGGTTTCTTCTAATTGAGGTTTCATAATAGGTGGTTTAATGCCTAATTTATCTTTAATAAATGGAATATGTTCATAATACTTATTATAACCAAGTTTTTTCAATATATCTTTGGCTTTTTTATTTGTCATTTGCTTTAATGTAATTCTTTCTTTTTTGATTTGTAATCTAATATTTTGTAATACTTCATCTGGAATTTGTGTAGTTTCTTTTGCTTGAAATTGAGCCAAAATTTCTCTAAAATGGTTAATTCTTTTATAAGCATAAAAGCATACTTCTTTAGGAGGTTCTTTATATGATGGTTTTTCGTGTTCAATAATAAATCTTACTTGATTTGAACATTCTTTACATATCATAACTCCTTCTGATTCAACAGGAATGAGTTCTCCGCCACATTTTTCACAAATTTCATGTTGTAAAATATAATCATTGATATTTAAAAAAGATTCATCGATATTTGTTAGATATTTCTGTGTATTATTAATTTCTGCTTTTTTAGAAGTGTTAGTTTCTGTTGTTTTACTAAAAAAAGAATGAAGTACCTTTGTTTTACTATCATTACCATCAGCCAATTCTTTCTTTTTTTCATAATAATCAAATACATATTTAGAATTATCTAATAAATAAGTTTTTTCCTTTTTTTCAAGTTCTTTGATTTTTTTATTACAGATTTTAATTTTGTCTTTTAATTCTAGTTTTTTATCAAGAGCTAAATTGTCATTTTTAAGCTTTTTTTTATATTTTCGCTTTTCTTTTATTAAATTTGGAATAATAACTTCAGTAATTTTTTTAAATTCTATCATTTTTTCTTGATGTTTGCTATCTACGGTAACATTCGATTTTTTTGAAACTAGAATTTTTTTATTAGCCTTAGGTTTAAAAGACGGCATTACATAAATAAATTGCTTTTTATTTAATTATGTATTTTGTTATAAAGTTAAATTTAATATTACTTTTCTCTTTAAAATCTAATGAATGTCGCATCTGATATCGTAAATCCTTTATCTATTGACCCCATTACACTACATAAAATGGCATTTCTTTATAATGCTTTAGAAGAAGGTTGGAAAATAAACAAGAAAAAAGACGTATATATTTTTACAAAAAATCACGAAGGAAAAAAAGAAGTATTTTTAGACAATTATTTAAAAAAATTTTTAGAAACCAATTTTGATATAAATAAGATTATAAACCAAATAAAACAAGATGATAAATAAAGCCATTTTAAAAATTATTTTTTCTGGTAGAAAGTATAATTTATAATTAATTAAACGTTAAATCAAAATTTTTTTTTCTTTAGCAATAGTATAACAAAATGGGAGGTGGATTAATGCAGCTCGTAGCCTATGGCGCACAAGACGTTTACCTTACAGGTAACCCACAGATCACTTTCTGGAAAGTGACTTACCGCAGACACACTAACTTTGCTATGGAATCTATTGAACAAACTTTTAACGGACAGGCTGATTTCGGACGCCGTGTCCAGTGCACTATCTCCAGAAATGGTGATCTTGCATACCGCACCTACCTTCAGGTCACTCTCCCAGAGATTGGCCAGGAGGGCTGCTGTGGTGTAGATGCTAAACCATGCGAGAAGACTTACGCACGTTGGTTGGACTACCCTGGTGAGCAGCTTATCTCTATGGTTGAGGTTGAGATTGGTGGCCAGCGCATCGACAGACAGTACGGAGACTGGATGCACATCTGGAACCAGCTTACCCTTACCGCTGAGCAGGAGCGCGGATACAACAAGATGGTTGGCCAGACTACTCAGCTTACCTACTTGATTGATCCTTCATTCGCTGATGTTGACAGCGCTTGTGCCGCAGCTGATGTCCCAGCCGCAGTATGCGCCCCACGTAACGCTCTTCCTGAGACTACACTTTACATTCCTCTTCAGTTCTGGTTCTGCCGCAACCCTGGCCTTGCTTTGCCTTTGATTGCCCTTCAGTACCACGAGGTCAAGATTAACCTTGAGCTTCGCCCTTCTGATGAGTGTCTTTTCGCAGTCACTGACCTTACCGCAAGTACCGGTGGTGGAACCGCAGTTAACCTTAACGGTATTGCCGATGGCTCATCCGTCAAAGACGGTGCCGCATACCAGAAATCTTTGGTTGCTGCTTCCCTCTACGTTGATTACGTATTCCTTGATACCGATGAGCGTAGACGCATGGCACAGAACCCACATGAGTACTTGATTGAGCAGCTTCAGTTCACCGGTGATGAGTCTGTTGGTTCTTCAAGCAACAAGATCAAGCTTAACTTCAACCACCCTTGCAAGGAGCTTGTCTTCGTCGTCCAGCCTGACAAGAATGTTGACTACTGCCAGTCATTCCTTTTGAACCGTGACTTGAATGCCGCACTTGGTGCACAGCCATTCAACTACACTGATGCTATTGATGCCCTTGTGCCATCATTCAGTGCTTTCTCTGGCCCTGACCAGCTTACCAGCTCGCAAACTGGAGGTGCTAATGGATCTTTCATTAGCTCCCGTGGTCTTTTCCAAGACCCAGGTGCCGATGGTTCTATTTCACCCGGCTCCCAGTGGGGAGATTTGGTTGACTCAACCTGCTCCACACCTGCTCTTTCCGCCGCTTTCCCTATCTCTGAGATTGGTGATTCCGGTGTATCTGATGCTGGAGCATTCGTGCTTGCTGAGACCGCACTTAACATGCACTGCTGGGGACAGAACCCAGTCGTTACCGCTAAGCTTCAGCTTAACGGACAGGACCGCTTCAGTGAGCGTGAAGGTACCTACTTCGACCTTGTTCAGCCATACCAGCACCACACACGTAACCCAGACACTGGTATCAACGTCTACTCATTCGCACTTCGCCCTGAGGAGCACCAGCCATCTGGAACATGCAATTTCTCTCGTATTGACAACGCTACTCTTCAGCTTGTCCTTTCCACCAACGCCATCGGTGGTGACGAGACCGCTAAGGTCCGTGTGTACGCTACCAACTACAATGTCCTTCGTGTCATGAGTGGTATGGGTGGTCTTGCATACTCCAACTAAGCGTAATAAGCTTATCATAATCTTTATTAAATTATAATTATTTTCCTAGAAAATTATTATAAAAATATATATTATATGGAATTAGAACAAGTCGTTATGGTAATATTAATTTTAGTTATTGTATATATGCTCTTACAAATGTCACAACAACAACAACAACAATCAACACAATCTGATAATGTTGTATTATTACGAACTCCTTATTTTGGATATAATTTTGGACAAGGACCAATGTGGCGCGGACCAAGACCAGGAGGACGCCGCCGCCGTTGGAGAAGAAGAGGTAGAAGATTCTTCTTTTAATTTCTAAATCAATAATATAATGAATACCTATAATATTCTCATTATATTAGCACTAATTGTTTTAATCTTACTTTTATTTAGTAACTATAACCCCGCTACAGAAAATATTCCTATTGTAATGGAAACTCCGGGTTTTTTAACCCCATCATTTCAACAAGTAGGACCTAGCCCTTGTCCTTTCCCTTTTGGCTGCGGTGGAAAAGTAAGACCCGGTAGAGGTGGCTGGTTTCCAATGCTTATAGGAGGAGGTGGTAGAGGTAGAGGTAGAGGAGGCGGTCGCGGTGGAAGAGGAGGTGGTCGCGGTGGTAGAGGAGGTGGCAGAGGCGGAGGTGGAGCTGGAAGAGGCGGTGGTGGAGCTGGAAGAGGCGGTGGTGGAGCTGGAAGAGGCGGTGGTGGAGCTGGAAGAGGCGGTGGTGGAGCTGGTAGAGGCGGAGGTGGTGCTGGTAGAGGCGGAGGTGGTGGTAGAGGAGGGGGTGCTGGTAGGGGAGGGAGTGCTGGTAGAGGAGGTGGTAGAGGCGGAAGCAGTGCTTAAAATATTTAGTATATATAAGAATGCCACAAATTGTACTCCTTACAGATGAAAATATAATTGAAGGTATAATAGGGGCTATTGCTCTAGCAACAGTAGCATATACTCTTAGTCGTATTATACATGCACCACGATCAATTATTTTAGGAATGTCCTTTATTATTTCATGGTTTTTAAGAAGAGTTGGTGTAAATTTATACCAATACCTTAAAAAAAATCGTAAATTTTCGATAAAGTCTTTGAAATACAAAACCTAATAAAATTAATTAGAATACAAAATCTATACTAATTAGTTTATAATTACCTACAAATTACTAGATACACTTGTGAAATTGACTTAAATAAACAAGGCTATAAATTATTATAAAATGCAAATCTTCGTTAAGACTCTTACAGGCAAAACCATTACTCTAGATGTTGAACCATCCGATACCATTGAGAATGTCAAAAGTAAAATCCAGGATAAAGAGGGCATTCCGCCAGACCAGCAACGCTTAATTTTTGCAGGTAAGCAGCTCGAGGACGGTCGCACTTTGTCCGACTATAACATCCAAAAAGAAGCGACGCTCCATTTGGTCTTGCGGCTTCGTGGGGGAAACTGAGTAAATTGATTTAAATATAATATTTTGAATTATATTATATTTAATGCCCAAACGTTTATTTAAAAAAGGAGTGAAAAATGTTCGTAGAAAAGAGCATAAAATAGAAAATAATATAGAAAAAAAACATTGCCCTACTTGTGATACTTGGAAATGTTTAAATGAATATAATAAACAAACTAGTTCGTGGGATAATCTCGGCAGAATGTGTAGAAAATGTTTTAACGATTATAAAAGAGAAAAACGTAAAACAAAAAAATATATTGAAAAAGATAAAGAATATTACGAAAAATATAAAGAAACAGGAAGAAGACAAGAAACAGATAGATTAAGATATATAGAAAAAAAAGAAGAAATAATAAAAAAATGTGTAGCCTATAATAAGAAAAAATATAATACAGACCCTTATTATAAATTAAAAGTAACATTAAGAAATAGAGTAGGAAAGGTATTGCGTGAAGCAAAAATAAAAAAAAATCATAAATCAATGGATTTAATAGGAGCATCTCCGTCATTTGTGATGGGTTATTTGGAAGCCAAATTCACAGAAGGAATGACTTGGGAAAATCAGGGTTCCTGGCATATAGACCATATACAACCGTGTTGTTCGTTTGATTTAACAATAGAAGAAGAGCAAAAAAAATGCTTTCATTTTACTAATCTTCAGCCTTTATGGGCTATTGATAATTTGAAAAAAGGGGGAAGTTTTAATCAATAATATAAATATTTAATTTTTAGATATTTATCTTAAGCAAACAACCTGTTCATATTATTAACTTCAATCATATTCTCACTTTTAAGTAGCAATGTATTAACAAATCTTTCATCACGCAATCGAATACTATAATCATTCTTAGTATTTTTTCTACCTACCCGTCCGAAAGCTTGAATCAACTTTTCTTGCGTCAAATTATTCAAATCCTTTCCAACGTATCCATGACAAAACTGATAGTTTGTTCCATAAATATAATCTGTACTAGCAATAATCAAATACAACTGTTGGTTTTGTGCCAACTCCTTCATAATCGCCACATAATCTCTTGAAGCATTGTTCGTGAAAACTCCAATTCCCATTAATAGCAGAATCTTCCACATCGCATCTACTTCCAAAAGCATAATTTTTTCAACTACCGTCTCTGGAATATCAGAAGCAAATGACTTACCCAACCAGTCTGCTCTATCATATCTCGTCAAATGGTCTAATGTATTTGGAACAAATTCCTTATCCAATTCAACTTTAGACATTTTGGCACGCAATTCTTCCAATTTCCTTTGTAACCGCTTTTTAACAGTATCTGCTTCTTCATTTCCACTCCTTGACGCCTTTTTACTATCTTTACTTTTCTTATCATTACTAGCACCCCTTCCTTTACTAGTACTTTCCTGAACACTACCTTCCAAAATCAAAAGCTCTCGTTCCACTTCCTCTACTTCTTGTCTAATATAATCGTTTTTATTAATTGCTTCTGTAAGAACTTGTAGTATTTCCAATGGAATCTTAGCTATATGAAGACAAAACTTTCCTATTTTATCAATATCTTCTGCCATATAAATAGTTGGACCATCCGTCAATGTATACGCATCTGATGTAGTTAATTTAATATTAGATTCAAACATTGCCTTTTTTCTATCTTGAAAATGTTTAAATACTTTATCATAATCGTTCTTTAACGACCCTAGAACCTTCAAGTAATATTGTTTTATACTAATAACATCAATATCAGCAATAATTTCAAAATATGTTTCTATCTTATACCTGTCTTTCAACTCCACATGTTTATTAACATAACTTATAAAGTAAGTAATTTCCTTCAAATCAAAATGTCGAAGCAAGGTTTGATAATTTTTAATATGTTTCAATGATTTCTTCAATGTCGCAAAATCGCTATAAACCAAATGAGGCAACACAACAAATCCTTTTGAATCAAGAATTGGAATTGTTTTTGTACAATCATGACTAACTACACTATCAATATTCGTAGAATTAAATTTACTTACGAAACTTTGAAGACAAGGAGCAATGTCTTCTTGCTTTGGAAGAGTAGCAGAAGACAATATAATATTTGGAATTAAATTTTCCCTCCAGTTTTTCTGTAGAATTGTGTGATACTCATGGTCACTATAATCCAGCGTAATTGTTGGTTCATCCCAATACCAAGTTATTTCCTCTGGTTTATTAAATGCCATCATATAACGCATTGCTGGCAAATAAGATTGGATGTCTGTAATGATAATTTGAACATTGTCTCCAACACTATTATCTACTCTGAAAATACCACCCGTACGTCTATTTTTAATATAATCTTTGGCTGCGAAATAATGAAGACGAATTCCATCTACATCTTTACATCCAAACGCAACCGCAATTTTAATATTTAGCGAAATACAAGATTTAGCCAACTGAAGACCTACGTGTTTAGCAGCACACGTAAATATAATACGTCTTTGCTTAGGTAACTCTTTTAGTTGTTTTCTAATTTTCTCAATTTCAAATTTACCATGCTTTGAATTTTCGAAGTCAGGAGTACCCATATTAATTTCATATTCCATAATTAAATCCTTGAATGTTTTCTTTTTTCTAGCTAGTTCTGGATTATGAGGCGAAACCAATCCAATTGGTGTCAATGTTTTACCAGTACCAGTTGGTGCTTGATATAGATACAGTTTAGCTCCAGGTGTTTTACACAAAGTCAAAATTTTCTTTTGATGTTCATACAATTTAATATCACGGTACTTATGTAAATCCTTATTTTGTTCAATCAAATCAAAAGCATACTTAATTATATGGCTCTTTTTCATTTTTGGTGTAAAATGCGTAAGAACGCTTTTAACAAATGTAGCAATTGTTGGATTTACGTTTCTAATTTCATATCTTAGAATCTGACTAAGAGTATAAAATGTATAATAAGCAATCATCATATTATCATCTGATTTCTTCCTTTTTTTATGATATTTAAGAAAACGCTTCACCTGTTCTAACAAAACAAATTCTATAATCTGATCATTAATAGAGTCTATTTTTTTATCAACATTAGCTATCCTAATTAATTCCTTTTTCTTAAGTGGCTTCTTTTTTTTAATACTTACACTTACCTTAGGCAAAATCTCAGACAAATACTTACCTTGAATAGCATCAACCATTTTTTTAAAATATTTATCATAGAAGTAGCAATGATGCATATCTAAATTTTCACTTACTTTTATAAAATTAATCAAGCTTTGTGTATCATTAAACAAAATATCAACGTTCAAATATCCTTGATTAATCATCTGTAAAATTCTATGTTCTTCTTTATTTACAGGGCGCTCTAAAGCATCCCATTCTTCGCTAGTTAGTTTTTGCTGTCTTAGGTCCATGGTATATGTAGTGGGGTTATAATAATATTATCACAAACTAACTCTAATCAATTTTTTTTAAATATTAAACTAAATTGAAAGGCATTTAAATTATAAACATATAACATATACAATGACATACATATTTAGCATCGAAGGCAATATTGGTTCTGGAAAATCTACATTGGTTAAGGAACTCAAAAAATCCGTACCAACCATCCTTGATAAAATGGTAATTTATGTTCAAGAACCGGTCAATGAGTGGTTAAAAATTAAAGACAAAAAAGGAGAGACTATTTTAGAGAAATTCTATGGTAATCAACATAAATACGCGTTTTCTTTCCAAATGATGGCTTATATTTCAAGACTTGCTTTACTTAGAAATATTGTTCGTGAAAATCCAGATGCTATTATTATTACAGAACGGTCTGTATTTACGGATAGAGAAGTATTCGCAAAAATGCTATATGACGAAGGAAAAATAGAAGAAGTTGATTATCAAATTTATTTAAAATGGTTTGATGAGTTTATTGAAGAAATACCAATAACTGGTTTAATTTATGTTACTACTACTCCAGAAAAAAGTAAGGAAAGAGTAGATTTGAGGGCACGAGCAGGAGAATCTATACCACTTTCCTATTTACAACGATGTCATAATTATCATGAGACGTGGATTAAAAACATTAAAAAACAAGTTTGTTTATTTAATGGTAATGTTGATTTTAAAGATAAGTTAGATTATCTGTCAAAAGATTTGGTAACAGGATTTATTATTAGACATGTATCTCCGCAAAATAATCCACATATGTACACAATGTGTAGTTGTTAATTTATTATCATTATAATATATATAAAATGATAATTAAAACATTGATGAGCAATATGATTCCTATTATAACAACAATTGGGATAATTGCTATTTTGGTAGATAATAGTCCCAATAGACTTCAAAAAAATTTATTAAGATGGATTGCTGGTGCTAATTTACTTTATGGAGGATTAACACATTTATTTATTCCTGAGATTGCCGCAAAAGCCATTGGTTGGCAAACATCTCCTTTTCAAAAAGAAGTAGCTTACTATGACATTTTTGTAGGAATTACTTGTATTTTAGGTTCAACTAAATTTGGTAAAAAATTTGCGCCAGGTGCTATTTTAATCTATAGTGGTTTTGCTTTTGCGGCAGGACTTAATCATGTTTATGAACTTATTGTAAAAGGAAATACAAGTAAAAACAATACAGGATTTGTTATGTGGACAGATATTTTAACACCAATTGTTTTAATGTATACATTACTTGTTTAATCAATATATTCTAATAATAATCTATCTTGTAGAACGCTATTTGCTCTATATTTTAAAATATCTAATTCTTCAGATGTTGTTGGAAATTCATCTTTTCCATAAATATCTTGTAATAACAACCATTCAAATATTCCTCCTGTATAAACAAAAACAGAATTAAAACCCAATTTTAGCAACTGTTCATATTTTTTAAAAATAGAATCATCATTCGCATTTTTCCCATAAATAATAATAGAAATATTCTTATTTAAATGCCTATTAATAAACGCCTCTTCGTCTTTTACAGATACTGTTCCAGGAATTAAACATTCTTGCTCTGTAACAGCTAAGGTATTTATCATAACATAGGTTTTTTTCTTATTTTTAATGACATATTTCATATCTTCAAATCCTATTTTTTTTATGGATGTTGTATTTCCCATTAAAAAGGTTTATTATAAAATAAATTAAATTTTTCTTTATTACATAACATTTCTATCTAATTATTCAGGACATTTTGAATTATTTTCATATTTAACTTTCCAAGCAGGAAATCCAATTTGTGCTATAGTTTGCATATTTCTCATCGCACAAGCAAAACTACAACCACTATGTGGATTATATAAATCTCCATCATCATTTCTCAAATTATTTGATATTTTATTAATGTTGGGATGCTTCCACCATGAATAACCCGTATCTTCAGGTGGAGACTCTTGTTTAAACCAGTCCCATAATTCTAGTCTAGTAATAGTAGCGGCCATCAAACGAAGGTCGTTACTAAAATAATCGGAAGGCCATTCTGCTTTATCAGTAGGTATGTTCATTGTGTGTTTATATATTCACACTATACATCATAAATTACTTTCAATTTAATCAAACTTAACAACAATTTCAACTTCTTCTTTTCGAATACTTTTTGTAGCAGAACAAGACAACTCTTGTCTTTTCTTTCTAGTTTTTGCCTTTTTCTTTTGTACTCTGTTTTTCGCCGTAGAATTTCTTCTATTCATATCTTTTTCTATTTCGTCTAAATGCTCACTTATGTAACTCAAGATATTATTCTCTAATGCCCATTTAAAAAAATTAAGCTGTCCAATTGTTGTTTGAATATGTGTATCTTCTTCATATGGAATAACAATTCTATCCCAACGGCAAAATGGATCAAATCTTTTTTTAGAATAAGCCTTTAACTTTAACTTATAATCAATATAAACTTTGAATCTTTTTGTTCTTCCATGTTTATCAACTAAATCATAACCAACAAAATTCTTTTTAGCATAATTAGTGACAAACCAATCAATTAATCTGAGAGATTCTCGTGCGTGACCATTTATAATTGATAAAATTTTACTTAAATTACCATCTCTATTGTAAAATTTCATTAATGTATTCAATAGCAAATTATTTTGAGTATTATACTGCATATTATTCATTATTCTATATATCCTAATGGATAATCCATCTTTAAATACTTATTCCGCGTCAACTTTTATATTACTATCTTTTGGTCTCAAAAATTGGTCTTGGATATTTAAATCATCAATATAATTATTAGCTGACAAAAAAGGATTAATACTCTTTTGTATCATCATTCCTCTTTCACTTAATCTTTGGCTATGAAGCTCTCTATCATTTTGTTTTCTATCTTCTAGTTTTTCTTGAATCGGATTAGAATGCTCTTGAATTTTCGCATTTTTATTTGTTTCGCGGAGAGATTGTTTTAAAATACCTCCATTACTCCATTTCCAGTAAATATATTTTTGCGCCATTATAAAATAAAAATATTTAATTTTTCTTTATTATTCTCATTTGTTTTGTGAATAGAAATTTTTCATCATTTAAACATCTTCTCTCCAGATTACATTTTAAACAACAAACAACTACATTTTCTTTAGTATGTCCCAAACTATTATCCAATCTATCTAATGTCCATTGTTTTTGCTCACGATTATTTTCATACAAAAGTAAAACATCTTTTCTACAGTAATAACATTTTAATTTGGAAACTACCAATTTTTCCAATAGTTCCTCATAGCTAATTAAGCCATCCAAATTTTTATCTTTTTTTATATCTTGCTGTTTATAACTATTAATCTTTTTATGTAATTCATTTTTTGTTGTATTATCACCATTAAATGATTGTTCTAAAAATAACTGGTTTACAATACTAATATGATTTTTACTTTCTAACAAAAAATCTTTGTATTTCCATTTTTGAATAATTTTTCTCTCTTTTTTTTCTTTTTGACCAAAATTAATTTTTTTATGCATATATAATAATGAGTACAGATAAAAAAGATGAAAAAAACCCTACATATGAAGAAAAAATGGAGAAATTTGCAGAAATAAACTTACCAAAATTTTTTTTGGGATGGGTAATATTTATAATAGTATTCATTATTACAATTCCATATTTATTATTTACAAATAAATATTATTCCATTTTAGAGGCTTATTTACCTAATTTAGATTTAATTGCTACCGTTTTAACATGGCAAAATGGTCCGTATAATATATGGAATCATTTTTACCCATCTCCTATATATAATTATTACGGATATTTTTCACAAACAATAATTAATTATATGGCATTACTAGGATTAACTTTTATTATAACAAGAGAAACTAAGAAAACAAACAGTATGATAAAAGGTTGGTCTATGGCATTTGTTATGCTTTTAATGACCTATTTATTACCTGCCCAATTTATATCTATGTTTATGGATTATAGTGCCGATTATCTTAAAATACAAAATCAAGTAATTAAAGATATAGTTATAGCGTTAATAGGATTTATCATAACAATTGGGGTAATATCAACAGAAGCATATATTTTAAAAAACTATGGTAATATTTTAGAATCTGGGGTTAAGAAAATAATGAAAATTCCTAAGTTGTTAAAAAAATAATATAGAACTATGTCTTTATATTAATATATTAAATGAGTGAAGAATGTCAAGAATTGAAAAACATAAAATACCAAACAATGCTTTTAAATAGCAATTCCAAAATTGTATCTACTAAAAAAAATTCTGAAAACCTAGACGATTTTCTACAAAAAGAAAAGGCTAATAACAAAAATAAACCCTGGAGTAAACTGGGTCGTTCCACAAAACTTAAAAAAATTACTGAATTTGTTACTCAATTTGCTATTGAAAAAGAAATAACAGATGCTGGAAAAAAACAACTTCACATATATCTAAATACTTCATTAGATAGAAAAAAACTACAACGAGTCAAAGATGTAAGCTATGACGTTAAAACTGGAAGAATTAAAGCTATTCCCGGATTAACTTTTAATAAAAATAAAAATAAATTTACACTAAGACGCGTAGATAAAAAAAAATCAACTCTCAAAGGCTTAGCACCTAAGAGAAAGAAAGATAAAATTGATATAAAAGAAAATGTTTAATATATATATAATCCAACCTATGCTTATGAATGAATTACCAAATTTATCTAACATAATTCATTCTATATCCGTTCCAAAACAAGTGCTAGAAACAGATATAGACGAACTAAGAGAAAGTGTTTATCTTATCATCGATGACTTTATAAGCAACAATATCGAAGAATATCGTTATAAAGATTTCGCCCATCGAATATTTGAACATACATATCATATTATAGACATGATTTACCGCGATATTGATTCAATGATTGAGCTTAATTTGACTGAACTCATTGACGAAGGAATTTATAGTTATTTCGAATTTTATGGTACAAAAAGGTCTGAAACAACTAAAGTAACTACTCCCAAAAACAAACGGAACTACTCCAAAATATTAAAACACATTAAAAGTAAAGATACTCACGAACAAGGCACTATCGAATGGTTTAAATTTCGATGGAATCATATTACAGCCAGTAGTGCCTGGAAAGCCTTAGAACATGATGCCACTAAAAATCAATTAATATACGGTAAGTGTAAACCAATCAATACCAAAAAATTTTCTGGTGTAAATATTACCTCCGCAACACACCACGGACATAAATTCGAACCATTATCTAATTACATATATGAAGATATGTTTGATACAAAAGTAGATGAATATGGTTGTATTGAAAGCGATGATTATTACTATCTCGCCGCATCGCCAGATGGTATTAATGTTAAAATAGACAATCCTAGATACGGACGTCTTCTTGAAATTAAGAATCCAACTAGTCGCGAAATCACCGGAATACCCAAAAAAGAATATTGGGTCCAAATGCAAATGCAAATGGAAGTTTTAAATTTGGATGAATGTGACTTTCTAGAAACATCATTTAAAGAATATAAAACTGAAACAGAATTCTTAGCAGACGGAGAATTTAATAAAACAAAAGATGGAAAAAGAAAAGGTATCATTCTATGTTTTAATAATGGGTCTAAACCTGATTATAAATATATTCCACTACATATCAATTCTTATGAAGAATATGAAATATGGCGCGATAAAATTATAGATGAAAATAATGAACTAACTTGGATTAACGATACGTTTTGGTATTTGGAAAAGATTTCCTGTGTATTAGTAAGACGAAACAAAGTTTGGTTTAATGCTATTAATCATAAATTTAAAGAACTATGGGATACTGTCGTTCAGGAAAGAGTAAATGGCTATGACCACAGAAAACCCAAAAGACGACAAAAACGAGCATCTATTCCAAAAATTGCTATTAAAACACCGCCTCTAAAAGCACAACCTTCCCCTTCTATAAAAGCAATCAAAATAGATACCCCTTCTCTAGAACAAACTCAACTTGCTATTTAAATTTTACTACAATAATAATTTACTCTATTACAACTTTCATCTCCCAATTTAGGTGGTGGTACTACTGGTGGATGGTCACAATGACGAGGTTTATATAAACCACCGCAGAAATCAGGTGGTGTTGTTAATCCATTACAAGGAGTTTCCCAATATCTTTTATTATTTGTAATTTGTGCGTAAGAACCAACTGCATAAGAAGGATATAACTTATATGCTCTCTGCATATCTAAGTCGGATAAACCAGGGTTATTTTTCATTTGATACGTTGGATATAATAAACCTTTTGTATCACTCATAGGATATATGCCAGGAGTTAAATTATGAAAACCTTCTTTCTTTTTATTTAAAATAAACATTATCCCTAAAATTGCTAATACTGCTATTACCCCCTTTAAAATTATATCTTTTTTCATATATAGATAGCAAATATATTATTTTATTTATTTTATAAGTATTACAATAATAATATTTATAGAATCATTATTTAAAATTTAAACAATATAACTTTATTATCATGAAAAACGAAGAATATGTCATCAAACGCAATGGTCAAAAAGAATCTATTTCTTTTGATAAAATCTTAACACGAGTTAAAAAACTAGGTGGTAATGATTTATCTGTTAATTATACTTCACTCGTTCAAAAAATTATCGATAGATTGTATGATGAAATTCCTACAACTAAAATTGATGAACTTACTGCTCAACAATGCGCATCGCTTATTACCACACACGGAGATTACGGAGAATTAGCAAGCCGAATATTAACATCTAATCATCACAAAAATACTCCCGCCACTTTTTATGAAGCAATGTCATTGCTTTATTATTTTACAGATGTTAATAATGAACCACATCCTCTTATTTCACAAGAATTATGGAATATTATTGAAAAAAATAAACAGGATATCGAAAGTATGATTGATTATGATAGAGACTACCTTATTGATTATTTTGGATTTAAAACACTTGAACGAGCATACCTTATGCGTGTAAATAATAAAATTGTTGAAAGACCCCAACATATGTGGCTTCGTGTAGCTCTAGGAATATGGGGAAATGATTTTTCTAAGGTTAAGAAAACTTATGATGGAATGTCTCAAAAATTTTTTACACACGCCACACCCACTTTATTCAATGCTGGAACTCCTAGAAGCCAACTATCTTCTTGTTATTTATTGGCAATGAAAGATGATAGTATTGCTGGGATTTATGAAACCTTATCCGATTGTGCCAAAATCAGCAAATGGGCTGGTGGAATTGGTTTGCATATTCATAATGTCCGCGCAAGCGGTAGTCATATTAGAGGAACAAATGGTACTTCCAATGGTATTGTACCAATGCTTCGTGTCTTTAATAATACCGCGCGATATGTTGATCAAGGAGGAGGAAAAAGAAATGGAAGCTTCGCCATTTATATCGAGCCTTGGCATGGTGATATTATGCAGTTTTTGGATATGAAGAAAAATCACGGTGACGAAGAACAACGCGCAAGAGACCTCTTTTATGCTTTATGGATACCAGATGAATTTATGAGAAGAGTTAAGAATGACGAAATGTGGACCTTAATGTGTCCTGATAGATGTAAAGGATTAAGCGACGCCTACGGTGAAGAATTTGATGTTTTATACCGACGATATGAGTCCGAAGGCAAAGGTCTTAAACAAGTCAAAGCCAGACAAGTTTGGTTTAAAATTCTTGATTCACAAATTGAAACAGGAACACCTTATATGCTCTACAAAGACGCATGTAATAAAAAGTCTAATCAAAAAAATCTAGGCACTATTAAAAGTAGTAATTTATGTACTGAAATTATTGAGTATTCAGGACCAGACCAAACTGCCGTTTGTAATCTGGCAAGTATTGGGCTACCAAAATTTGTTAAGAACAAAAAGGTTAATTGGGAAACCGTTCAGATTTATACAAAATCTAATTGTATTTATTGTAAAATGGCAAAACAAATGCTAGATAACAATAATATTAATTATCAAATATTAAATGTAGAACCAACTGAAATGGATAGTTTTAAACATTTATTTTTAAAAACATATGAAATCGAGGTTAAATCTTTTCCACAGATTATTATTGACGGAAAATATGTTGGTCCTTACACTGAACTAGTTAAATTAATACGTGCCGAATTTGACTTTGAAAAACTACATGAAATGACCAAAATCATAACAGATAATTTAAATAAGGTAATTGATGTTAATTTCTATCCTACTGAAAAAACTAAACGCTCTAATATGTTACATAGACCTATTGGTATTGGTATTCAGGGATTAGCTGATACACTTGCTTTAATGGACATTCCATTTCATTCTGATATGGCAAAAGATGTTAATAAAAGGATTTTTGAGACTATCTATCATGCTTCTTTGGAGAGAAGCAATGAAATTGCCCAAGAAAGAATTGCTAACGTAGATTATGTTTATGATAATTTAAATAATATGGATTTTAATTTAGATACAGATTCACACAAAC